CTTAGGACCATCGTGAAGGATCTGCCAACAACCGATGGCGTTTGTATTCTTTGACAAAGTCCAGTTTGGGACCCAAGGTTACTAGACCAGCCAACCAACGACCGCTTTTTTGATTCCATAATACCGATACCCGAGAACAGATTTCTACGAACTCTTCCGGAGAGAAAGATCGTGTGCAGACTGTGTCGCAATCCAGCAGCATCACATGATCCGTATCTTTGAATAATTCGTCTGCTACGAGGAATCTAGACGCTTGGTAGTAGGCCACTGGCGAGCGGAAGCCGGAAAAATCTATCTCTGTGTGATGATATCTTATGCCTGGTATTTTTTCCACGGCAGCCGTGGTATTCACGAGATTTATGGTTATCTGCATCCAGGGCACATGATGCTGGATGGACCTGGCACAGTTCATGGTCCATTCTTTGTAGTAGATTTCGTCGCAACTCAATAATATATGATGGGACATGTTAGATTAATTATGCTCGTGTTTCCACTGTTCGTGCTCAAAAGGTGTAGATTTAGATTCCAACAGGAAAACCAAAGGTCGCTGGCCCGTGGTCAAATACCATTGCCAATCCTGGGTAGCCGGAATGGCGGCATGCTCACTTTTCCTTTCCCGTGCTCGGTAGTCTGTGGCAGAATTCAGCACCATGAGAGAAGCCTGAGATTTCCTGCATATATCTAGATGATATGTTTTGTATTTGGCTCCCCAACTGTAGGTGTGATAGTGTTTGCTCATTAAAAACATCATGACATTGTCGCAACAGGGAGCACCGCCCACGCAGAAATCGAAATCCTCTTGCAAAAAATCCCGATCCAGTGGAGTCTTGAACATCCACCCATCGCAGAATTTTCCTCTCTTCCAACTTTTGGCGTAGATGGTCTCGGACCCGTTGAGATCCAATAGGTCTGTTCTTTTCAATACCATGCTTTTTTTTGCATGGCCTACTTGGAAAAAATCTCTGTCTATGCTTCGCCAGGCTGAGGAATCATCGAGATAGATATCGAGATTCAAGATAATCATGATGGTATCATCGGGGAGATTGTGGGCGGCATGTGTAAACACATCATCAAATTCCATCCTGCTGTTGTGGTATATGAATTCCATCTTGTGATGATTTTTGATGTCATTAAGATCCTGTGCCGACTCCAAGAAAACATATATTTTATCAACCCAGTCCAGTCGTTGATTTTGGCTCAAGCAGTAGAGATACTCGTCGCGGCGTGCTGGATCTGGGTCGCTGAAATAGTTCACATAGATAACAGTTTGTGGCATTTCTATCAATGAGCCTGGTAAAGTTCTGTGAGATCCGCTGGCACGGCAGTTTCGAATTCAGCACGATTGAACTGGCTCCAACAGATGTGTTCCCACCAAGCAGATCGATCCGGAAACCGCGGAGCGGCGAGATTGGATATGTCACCCATGAGCAAGGTGGTCATGCTGGCATCCGTGGTATAGGCCGGTACGCCTAGCAAACAGGCTTCGACGCAGGCCATGGTTCGCTCTCCGACCACAGCATGTGCGGCTTGCAGTTGTTCTACATAACTGCTCCATCGCGTGGGCTTGGCACCACCCATCTTTTTCCGCCATATTATGTCACCTGCCCATGACCGCCGTATCTCGGCAGTGAGCCGATCACGAAACTGCTGCATGTTTTCTCCGGTGCGTTGGGTCAAGATCTCTTCCACGGGCTGTATGGCCAGCACATAGGATCCTGTGCGTTGCTGCCAAGGCTGCTGTGCAGGATTAGAAAACAAGTGAGCACGGCTGTGAGGTTGGGGTCGCATGGACATGTTGTGATGACCGCACCAGGTCACTCGCCGTGTTTCTCTACGCGGAGTATCCGGACCCCAATAACCGTATTCGATCTCGATCCAAGGTCGGCCTTCTGCGATGTATTCTCGCAGCGGGCTCCACCAAGGAGCGAAATGACTCACGACCAAGACATAGTCATCGGGCACATCTTGCAAATGGTCAAATTCACGCAGTCCTCGCTGCTGCCATGGCCGGAGGGTCCATTTCCAATGTTCACCGCAGGCGTCTCGGGCAAAGGCATACTTCATTTTGATACCATTATGACATCTTTGACCAGAGATTCTGCTACACGGTATCCCCACTGCGACAGCATACTTTGTGTCTGATATACACCGTGTCCATATCTTTTAGACAGTGTTTTTTGTTCCATTAGGATCACAGGTCGGCATTTTTCAATGGTGTTGCGTGCTCCCTCTAGGATAAATGCTTCATATCCTTCACAATCTAATTTGATAAAGTCCACATCATCGTAATTGTAACTGTCAATGGAACGGATCATAAGATTTCCAGATTGTTCAGGGTCGATGTAATTTGCAAAGGTCTTGGCGTGACGTACTAATCCTACCTGTGCTTGTTCTTTTCCCAGTCCGCAATCTTCCACAGTCACATTGTGACATCCAAAATTCTGCATGTTTGTGATTAAACAACTTCTTATATCAGGATCTATTTCCCAGGCAATCACATGATCAAAACACTGGCTGAGATGCCAACTCATGATGCCAAAATTCGCTCCTCCGTCAAGGGCACGGCGTTTTGATGTGGTCAGACGCAGTGCTTGATCGAGATTATCTCTCTGATAATCCAAAATACAGGCCTGAGGATTTTGTTTTTTCATCCGTTTTAAGGCAAATGACAAACTGCGTTCACCGGCGGTTTTTTTCCAGTGATGTAGATCTTTAGGATCCATGATATAGACCTTCCAAGGGATATCTTTTTCTGTGTTTGCTTTTGTAGTGTATGATCTTGGCGCCACTGGCATCATTCTTGAAATCAAAAAAATTATAAACAGCACAAGGAAACACCTGTACTTTTATACCTTGGCGTATCACGCACTGATCTCTGTCCTGTTTCTCCAATGGAATCAATGCATTGAGAGCGGATTGATCTCCGTCTAAGAGGTCTGACTTGGCGGCCCAGACATCCAGGAAGCGCCTGGTGGTCGCGGTATTACGGACGAAAACGATGCCGGCATTGATGGCACCTACCCTGGGATCATTTCCGATCTTGGTGCGCATGGTTACTCCCAGATCATAGTCCTGGCGTATCTCATCTATGCGTGTCTGCATGATGGCATCGGCATCAAGCCAGACCACATAACTGTCTTCGGCCACACGACTGCAAGCCTCTCTCAACATGTGTGGTTTACAAGGTATGGTGTGCAAGGGTATGTCGCTGACACGGCCTTGGAATGATTCGCCCATGCCCAGATCTCCGAGATCAAAAACCAAGGTTTCATATCCCAATGCCCGTGTCGTGCGATCGGCATTCTCTACATAAGGCCGGAAACGATAATCCCCGGCTATCACTATCAGCATGTCGTTGATCATTTTTTCTTTTTGAGCTTCCTATCTGACACATGGAATCCCAATTTTTCTCCAGGGTTAAAAGGCCATGCTCTCGATTCAAGATAAGCATGGAGTGCGCTTTTGTAATGGCGGTTTTTGAGATCTGCTGTTAGCCAAAGGAATTCTTGCACCAGGTCTCGATCCAGGAATGGATATCGGGTTTCTATGCCAAAGTGTCCGGCTACATATTCTTCTTTGTTGAGATACTGTATCTGCGTGCCATCCCAGAAACTGTGCCAAGGCCAGAAGCCCTGGAGATCGTCAGGGAACAGGCCACCAAATCTGCTGTGCTTAAAAATCTTCCTTCCTTGGAATCCGTAGTCTGAGATTATCTCATCGGCACCTTGGCCACTGAAATATATCTTGCGACCTTCTTTGCGAGCCCGAGAACATATAGCAGCCAGACCCATGCTAGCTTGATCTCGTTTGATGTCATAATCTAACACACCATCGTCGTAGGCGAAATCTTCGCAGTGGTTGAGCAATTCAGCGTACCAACGATCAAATTCCTGTGTGGTCATGGCGAATCGTTCAGTATCGTTCAGCGCAGATAATCTCTCAGACAGCACAGCATCGTTTTCGTTGTTGTCGATGCTGTAGGCTTTGAAATTTATGTTTTGGCGATGGAGTTCGCATGCTATGGCCCCGGAATCATAGCCAGAACTCATGCCAACAAACATGCCGGCCCGGGTGTTCTTTGTGCGTTTTTGTATGCTGCGTTCAAAGGCCTGGATCCAATCGTCATAGGTGCTTTTATGTTGTCGGATGTCAAACTTCCAGTTTTCGATTTCTTGCAATAAATCTCTGCTGCCAAGATCAAAAACCAAGGTACAGTTGGCTCTCATCTTCTGCCCACGAGTAAATTTGTTGCCGATAAGTTGGCTATTGTAACTACCTATACAGAACCCGTTGTGTCGCACATCATACCACAAAGGTTTAGTAGCGAATACATCAGTGCTTAGGATCAATAGTTTTTTTGTAAAATCCACTATGACTATGGCAAACTCTCCATCGAGATGCCGAGCATAGTCAACACCGTGTTGCTGATAACAGTCAATGATACACGCACCATCAGTTTTATAATCACCAAGTACTCGATAATTGTATATCTCACCATTGAACAAGGCCACTACACCGTCTTTGGCAAAAGGTTGTTCGGTGCGATTGCCAGTGATATGTAGGAGATTATGTAGAAACTCTATGCCTTGATAAAGAGTCACAGAGGTGGCGTCAGGCCCGCGTGGTTGACACCGTTGGTTGCTGGATCTCAGTCCAGGTCGGTCAGTGACGCCAAATCCGCACATGTTATCTTCGGATGAAAAGCATACCAGTCTCTCGGATATGCTTGGAATCTACAGCCAATCTCTGGATCTCGGCTGTGTCTGCATAGCTGGGACGGAAACCTCTGGCAGCCAGATGTTGTTCCCAGTAAATGGTGGGCTGGCAGTTCACATGATGGTAGCCTTTTTGTCCAGGCACGGCATGTGTCATGAACAGCAAGCGGCCTGAACAGATCGTGGTCAAGAGATTGTCAAGATATCTTTCTTCGATGTGCTCTACTACCTCTACACAGTTGACCATGTCTACTGGCCGCGTATAAGCACGCTCTGTAAGATCTACTAGTTCTGTGGGAAAGATGGCATTGGCAACATTTTCTGCCAGGCCTTCTATGGCATAAGTTTCTAGGCCTTGGCTGGCAAACCACTGAGGTGCATGTCCTTGTCCTGATCCAACGTCCAACACTGACTGGACGTTATATTTCTTGATCACATAATCCCAAGCCGATGGGCAATGTGTGGCCGGGTTGAGGCAGGCAAAGTTACCGCCTAGGTGCGGCTTATTGGTGTCTACTACATAATCTATTTTCTTTCCCATATCATTCCTTTAGTAAACTTTACGACCTTTGTGTGTCTGTATAGGCCAGATCCATGGTTGCTGTTGTCGTTTGCGAGCGGCAGTCAGCACAAATGTCCTGACTCTAACATCGCTTTTCTTTCCACTGAAGCCAGACACTAGAAAACCATCATTGGTTATTAACTCTTGTGATACTATTTCAAATCCATTGGCCTCAAATCCATCCTGATGCATGATGGGATTTATATTGTAATATCCATGATTGAAAATGTAAATCGGAGCCACGGTAGTGACCCACCCTCCCACACGGACCATGTCGCAGAGATTGCGGAAAGCCTGTGCTACATTGAAACAATGCTCCAGGCAAGAACTGTCTACCACCATGTCAAAAGCACCCCGCAGATCTTCCGGCAAAGGATCATTGAGATCTATGTGCTCTTCTATTCCTGTGTGTTTGTTAACATCAAATACGCGATATCCATGTCCCAAGTGTTTCAGTATTTTTAAAAGATTGTAATCTGGAGCGCAGGCCTGTTCTGCCTCTGTGCCAAACGCCCTTGTCACATGATCTGCATCAGTGTGGGTGTTTGGAAAACCTATCACTGCCACTTGCGATGAGCCTAGGTCGTCTAGTCCTTGGCCTATGCGTATGAGATGCTGGCGCAACACTCCCATCAGGCCACCCACGCCGCAAGGATGTTGCCTGGCAATACGGCGTCCAATCTTTCAAACTGATAAGCAGAGTTAATAGACAAGATCCTCTCTTTCACTGCTTGCAGGGGTATGTTATCATGTGCGGGATTGTCAAAGCAGGCCACATCATCTATCAGGATCACATGTGTTCGGATGGCACTACGATCGATGGCATCAAGTTCTTCCATGGCTGGACAGGCCTTGGCCAGTTGAGGTCCGTAATTGTGGCTCATGTGTGCATCCAACCAAAACAGGGCGGGCCGGTCTATTTCATCTACCACAGTAGGCAACCGGACTCCGCTGTCACCCAAGACCAATCTAACTTGATCATTTGATACTTCTTGTTTGAATCGCTCGCAGGCCGCACGGTATTGATGTTCATGGATCTCGATACTATAACAGCGATCGAAACCGGCATCGAGCGCACACCATAGTCCGTTGCCCACCAAGGTGCCAGTTTCTACAAAGATATCTCTGCGGAATCTCCGGAAATATTTGCCTATGGCCGTGTAATACTCCAGGGGTCGGCCCGACCACTTTGCAGGATCAGTTTCTAACCAAGGATTTGGTTTATTCTTCTTGCTCACGCTGTGCCTTTCTGGCAGCTTTTCTGGCTTTTTTCACCCATTTCCAATCAAACAACAAGGTTGGGTCATCTATATATCTCTGGTCTATACCCAGTCTCTGCGAGATATCTTGCCGTGCGAATATGAGATTGCAACTGGTATGGCACACGAGATCATATCCCTTGGCTTTTCCAACTTCAACTGTGCTAGAAAAACTATTTAGATCCTTGTTATGCAACGGGTCAAAATCCACTTCATGATGACGCTGGAACACACCAGGCTCGATCCTGGGATTGATTTCGATTATCACTATCTTGGGATTATGATAGATCAGACTTTCCCATGTGATCAAATCGTTGCCGTCAATATCAATGCTGAGCACATCAAAATCTCGCGGTATCGGGGTTTTCGCCAAGATATTGTCTAAGTGATTGGTATGCCTGATATCATGTGAAACATAGGCGTTGACTGCGAAGATCGTTGGATATTGATCTTGTGTGATCAAGAGGTCTTGATACTTACTGGTATCGCCTTCGATCATTATCGCTGAAGCACCATGATTGGCCACAAGATTAAAAGTGTTGCTGGCGTGTTTGCCATCCCATGCACCAAACTCACAGCACCATAAATGTTGTAAATCCAGTCTTGACTTGATTTCTTCTAAAATACCATCTTCTCCGCACTGGCTAAAATGATTCGACATGTATTCTCGCAGGTCACGCATATTCTATATCGCCCTGCTCAGGCTGATCCAATCAGCCGTCTGGGAAAAACTGCTCTTGACTGTGTGCAATATAGTGGTCCTACTTAGTATCAGCATGTCCATCCAGGCTTGTATCACAGATTCCCTAGGACGATCAATGTTGTTTGGAAAGACACGGCCGTCGCGGTCTTGCACTTGAGACTGGCGCCACGGACCGTCAATGAGTTTTTCGACATAGTGGGTCTTGGGATAAGCGATCACATTGGGCAAAGCCAAAAATCTCTGCTCGGTATCTCGATCATCACTGCAGATGAAATATCTTTTGTTTGCTCCTTTGTGCTGAACATAATCGTACCACCAGTCTTCGTCAAGGTGCATCTGGTCGGTTTTACGGAGATGCAGGCCTATGGTGTTTTTGTTAATTTGATGAGCACCGCAGAATTTTCCAACACGAGTATGGAGTTTGTGCCGGGGCTGTATCTGCTTGAGTTTGTTTAGTACATCCTGCATGGTGATGTGCTCTGGAACTCTGGCCGTGTAAAATACCACATCCGCGTCCCTAGTCTGGACCATGAGTTCGCTGTTGCGGCCATGTGACATCTGCGTTTTTAAAATGGCACCAGTTTGATTTTCATGCAAAAGAAAGATATCATCGCTGTCAGATCTGATGAGATCATGGACTCCACGGCTGTCAAACGGCAGGCCATCGGGCTCAAACAAATCATCAAAAGCAGCACCACACCAGTTATTCCAAGGCCAAGATACATAGGGCTCAAGACCAAGCCGATCTGCTGTGATCAATCCACCCAGCAAGCCAGCGATGCGATTACCTAGCCCACCATCACACAGGATTTTTATTTTACGAGGATGAGTCATCTGGGATATTTAGTACCCAGATTACAAGGATCAATGCTTCCGGAAATCCATAAAACTTTTGTCTATCCAAGGCAAGGTAAGATCTCGCTGGCGGAGATATCCATATTTCATGATACCGCGCACAGCAGATTCTGGCAACAATCCTGATTCTGCCAGTTCGTACCAAGAGGTGGTCCTGGGATCTCGAGGCCCTTGATCGCTACGATATACCATGGCATGCAACCATGGATCGTCGGGCAACTTACGGAAAAAACCACCAGCACAATCCCAGCCTGTGATGGCCAGCATGTGTATCAGGCTGACCAAGGTGTGGTGATAGTACTGGCCGCTGTGCTGATCGAAAGCCTGTGTGTTGAATTCGAGATTCGTGGTCTGCGGTACCACTAGACAAAGCATGCCCCCGGGCTCCATTATCTCGCGCCAGCGGCGTAAGGTAGACAAAGGATCAATGACATATTGGAAGGTGTCATGACACCAGATCACATCAAACAATCTCGAACCTATGGGTAATTCTGCTTCAAAGTCGTGTTGTATGTAACGGACGCCACGGAGATTTTCTATGATCTTGGACTTGGATGCCAAATCCACGCCAGTGCATTTGATATTCAACGGTTTAGGGTTATCAAGTTCTCTTGTGGTACGATTGGCCCACCATGCTAGATCCAGCCCTTCACCGCAGCCCATGTCGCATAGGGTGCCGATGCTCATCATAAAATCATCAAACTCATACAGAGTGTTCAGAGTTTGCAGAGCGTGCTGATGGCTTTCTTCGGCGCTACGGAAAATCATACCTGGATGTCTTCCATGCCTGCTGTGCGTAACCTCACAATATGGCCCATCTGCCATTGTTTAGTATCTAAACCTTTCATGATACCTAACCAACGATTACGAAGCAAGGCCACTTCATTGATGATGGTTTCAAAGTCGATCACTTCATCTTCACCATCCACATATTTCTCTGCGTCGCGGCTGGTCAGCTGCCGGGCGTAGGCTTCAAGATATTTCTGGAAGTGGCGCCTCCGTATCTTGCGCAGTTGGATGTTGAGATAGTTAAGTATGGCCTCTATTTCCTGCAACTGGTTGAATCGATGCTCGGTAATCCCGGGCAGTTCTTTGATATTGACTTCTACATATCCGCCGATCCTACACTCGCGCTTGGCTTCGTTTAACTCGTGCTCGTAATAAGCGATAAAATCTGGAATTGCGCTAAGACTTGATGTGACTTTACTATACCACATGATCGATTTCCTTTAATAACCAAGGGAAATATTTACTCACTGTTGTATCCATGCAATCATCGATCGAGGTAGAAATCCCAGATCCAGTGATCTTCTTGAAGAATAATCTATGATATATGATCTGAAATCTTTTATTTGCTGATCCGTGGGATCGATTTCCAATGATTCTTTCAAAAAATCAGGGTATTGATTGATATTTTGTTTTATTTCTTTTTTAGTGAAATCATCTAATACGTTGAGCGACAAAAAACTCGGATTTGTGCATGGAGAAAAATGTATTGACTTGTCCTGGGCAAATTGAATAAAATCTAATAGGCCGGGTAGAGTTATATTACTGACTGTGGCATTGAAATTGTAAGAGATTCCAGATGATTCTATGGTTTTGATATTGTGCAAAAAGCGTTTCCATGTATTGCCATAGCGTGTAAACTCATATGCCGGGCCAATATTTTCTACGCTGATCATCAAAGTCACATTCTCGGGTAGTTTTGATATTTCTTTGGAGAATCTTTTTTCATCGACACCGAGACCAGACGAAATTCTGACTGAGACATTCGAAGGTATGTTTTTAAGTATATCCGAAAGATCTAGATAAAGAAACGGCTCACCTCCAGAAATCTGTATTTCTTTTAGCCCCGATGCCCGATAAACCAATTGCAATTCCTCTGACATTACTGATCGAATCTGTGATTTTTCTAGATCTTTTTGGCTCAACATCATGCGTGCCCGATCTTTGTCAGAAATAACAAATCTGTCATCAGTGTGATTGACATTATAAGAATTGCTTGCCACATCTCTTGCCCAGGCTGTGCTGTAGTGTTTGCAACAATAGACACAGGTCATATTACAATCTGTACCGATCATGATATTCAAAATCTCTGGATCTGATTCTAGTTGGCTATGAGTCCGAAGGTCCCCTTGCATTAGAATGCGACGACTAGATAGATGATCTGATTCAGGACGCCAACAAGTATCTCTGCAAGACTCTACAGGTTGATTTTCAATCATCAGTTTTCTTTCTTGTTGTATCACTGGATCATTGAAGATCTTTCCAGGATTATTTTTGATCCAATTGATATCTATCTTGCGGGGGGTCGCGGCGCAACAACTCGAAGTGGTAAAATTTCCAAGATCAACTGTGAGCCACCAGAATTTTTGGTTACAGTAAAAATCAATATTCTTCGTCGTACTCTTCATCAATATCTTCTTCGGTATCACTCATATCTTCAATATATTGCGCAAGTGCTCGTTTGATATCTGTATCGCCCTTGAAATTTGTTTTGATATCTTCGGCATCAACGTCATTATCAATCAAGATATTGACCAAAGTTTCGGCTGCTTCATCACGATCTACGATGCTGATATATCGTTTGATTTCGCTCCAAAGTTCGCTAGCTAATTCTACTGACATGTTTATTCCTCCGTTTCAGAATCTGCTATACTTACCTCTGTTTTCTGATTTTGAAAATCACGCATGACTTTGTCCAAGCAGCCATCTTCGTTGCTTTCCCAGCCTTTGCGGAAGTATTTGATGATCTCGCCGTCCGAAGTCACGAACATGAGTTTGTTGCCGTCTTTCTTTAGCATGCCTTTCTTTTCTGCCAGGTCTGTGAGACCGCTGTAAGGATTCATTCCAGTCTCGTAAGGAATCTTGACCTGCACACCTTCAAAAGGTTTGGCATAGCGTGTCTTCATGACCTTGCAAGCACTACGGATACCCATGACATCGGAAATCTTGTTACCATCTTCATCCTCTTTGAGTTTGAGTTTGCGCATGGCAACAACAATGCTCGAGGCATAGATAAAACCCTGGCCACCCGATATCTTGTCATCAGGGTCAAACATATCTTGCGAAGCATAGGTATGGTTGGTACACACCATGCCCACATTGTAGTTGCCGAACATGTTGACACAGTTACGCACCAAGGCAGTGAGAGATTTGGCTTTGCGACCTAGATCACCTTTCATGTCACCGGCTTCAAACTGGTTAACATCTGTGGGTGTCAGCAACATGCCCACAGAGTCTATCACAAACATGACCTTGGGGCGCTCATCCACTGGTAGGCCTTTGTAGTCAGCCATGAATGTCGAAATAGTCTTAGCCACATCGTCGATCATGGCCATGGATAATTTAAGTAGTTTCTTCTCGTCGGTGTCTACGCCTAGGGCATGTAACCATGCTTCATCCAAAGCATTCTCTGTGTCAATCAACACTACAAAGATGCCTTGCTCCTGGGCATACTTGACAATGTTGCCT